GCTTCAACATTTGCTTTGTACTTAAAGTGTCATAATTATCATTGGAATGTTGAAGGTACAGATTTTGCACAGTATCATACATTTTTAGGCGATTTATATAATGAATTATGGCTTGCTGTAGATGTTATCGCTGAGCATACACGTACACTTCAGTCATACGTGCCAGGTTCTCTTACTAGATTTAAAGAACTTTCAGTTGTAGACGATGCTATTAGTATTCCTACAGCAAAAAATATGTTAATTAATATTAGAGATGATAATCAAAAAGTTATAGAAGTATTACAAAAAGCACATGAATATTCAGAAGATAATAAAACATTTGGTATAACTAATTTTCTTGAAGATCGTATTGATATACATTTTAAGCATGACTGGATGCTTAGATCTATAACAAAGGCGTAATATGTCTATTGTAAGTCAAGGTAAATTTGTAGGAAGATCTTCTTCTTTTAAGTATAGAAAGTCCGGTGGTATAGGTTCTGGTATAACGTTATCAGCTCAGCGCAAAGATAGTTTAGAAAAAAGAGCTATTAGTGACAAGCAAGATAAAGAAACTGCAAGAACAAAGGAAGTATCTCGTAGAGAAAAAGAAAGAAAACAGAGGCGGATTCAAATGGTTAAACGGGTATCAGAAGAGACTAATACTGAAAAAAGACAAAAAGTCGTCGCAGTCAGTCGACCAGATACTGCGAATACACCTTTGGATGCTCGCTCTAAACTATATAAACAGACTCAAATTAAAAATAAAATCATCGATGAAAACGAGGTAAAAACAATGACTTTTCAGAAATATCATAATCTGCCAGACTCATTGGTCTCGGCTGTTACTGCAGTTTTAGAAAAAGTAAAGAATCCTTTTGAGGATGATGATAAGAAAGCAAAGTCAAAGAAAGATGATGATCAGGACGATACTGATGATATGGATATGAAGTCCAAGAAGAACGATGATTCTGATGATAATGAAGACGATGATTCTGATCGAAAAGTTGGTACCAATGGCAAAAAGACTAAGGTAGAACTTAATCCAAAGACACAGTCGGCCAATGAAGAGCTAAAAGGTAATCAGCATAAGCTTGATAAAAACAAAAATGGTCGTTTAGACAAGCACGACTTTAAGCTACTTCGTAAAGAAGAAGTAACTCTTACAGATGAAGAAACAGCTCGTATTGTTGCTAAGCTAAAAGAAAGTGATGATAAAGCTTATAAGTATCGTGATACAGATCCAGCCGATAAGAACAATGATTATGATGCATCTAAAGATAAGAATCCAGAACATATTGTTATGCAATTACGCAAAGCTAAGTCTTTAGGTGCTGCTAATCGGCCTATCCATTTCCATGATGGTTCAAAAGCAAATGTATCTTCAGCCCATGTTCATAAGGCGCTGGATATGCATAACTCTTTCAAGAAAGCTCCAGATAGAGACGACTTTACTCAGAAACTTCAAGCTTCTCACGCATCATTCAAGAAAGCTCTGGGAGAACAATGAAGAAATTCTTAAGCTTCGTTGAAGCTAAGAAACAAAACAAGAAAAAAAAGTTGGTGCCATTGGCACCAACTGTAGTTTCTTCTCCTTTAAGAGGAGCTAATCAAGATTATTCCGGCATAAGCCCAAGTCACGATACTGCTGATTATACAGTAAGTGATTAATAAATATAAATATCAAAAGAAATTATATTCAGGAGAATAGAAAACATGGCACAATGGGGCAGAAACGATCAGGCTGTTACAGCAAACAGCACTACGACAAAAGAAACCTCTAATGGTGCACCGATTGGTACATATGCATTGGTTAAGTTAGGTGGCGGTGCTAATGCGCACTATGGCAATACTTCTGCCGGATCACGTGCTGCAACTGATGTTAACATGTTTAGTAATGTCACTCCTGGCGCATTTATGCCTAATATGGCTGCTGGCATTTTTGGTGTATCTGCCGGCGAAATGGCTAACAATACTACAAATAGGGTAGCTGATCAACCAGCACATGCTGGCTGGGTATATCGTAAAGCAGGTACAGGTCCAATTGTTTCTGTAACTATGACGGCAACAGGTGCTAGTGCCTATAACAATAATGATTTACTTGTAGTTAGATCTACACAGGCCGGGGGAAATGCAACTATTGACTTTACTACTAATGCAACTGGTGGCAGTCTTACATTTGATATTGTAAATCCTGGAGCTGGATTCCTTGTTACATCTATTCCTGTATCAAATCTAGTAATTACTAATGCTACGGGCGGAACTGCTGTTGGCAACTCTACAGTAACTAATATTACTGTTACAGCAGGTGGTAGAGCTGGACGTGTACATTCTGAAACTTTAGTAGCATTTGGTTCACTTGGTTCAAATACAACTTCGTCTACTGGTGTAGTTGGTGATGCAACCACAGTTGCTGATGCTGCAAGCGATAATACTTACTATCCTGGCCGTTAATATTATTTAAATATAATTTATCATGACAGACAATGCAAAAAGAACATCGGAGCTGCCTACAGCCAATACTATTGGCGGCTCCGATAGATTAGTATTTCTTTATCAAGCAAATACTTCTTCTCCTTCAACACGTACTATTACTCGTCAAAATTTTATAACTAGTATAGTACCAGGTCCATATGCAAACGATACTGCTGCCAATAATGCCGGTGTATCTATTAATGGACTTTATTATGATGCATCAGGATCAGTGAGGATTAGACTAGTATAATATAATATGAATGAAAAACTTACTGATGATAACTTTTTAATATATGCAGCAAAATATTATGATACAGCTTTATGTTGCTCAACCGATGAATTTTTACAAGATTTAAAAAGACTTAAATATATAAAAAAATTATTGACTAGATATAATGAAGGTGGAGAACTTAAAGAACAATTAATATTGAATCATATTATTGTACTTAATAATGTATTTGGCGCTGAGCATGCATGCAGAATATTATATTTGAAATTGAGCAAATATTTTGAACAAATTATACCATTTTTAGTATTGCTAAATATATTACCAGATAAACTATACAATATAGGCAATGATGCCATAATAAATCTTGATGTTATTATTATGGATTCTAAGATAGTAGATAAGCTTAGGAAGATCTAATGTCAAAAAATAAGAAACCAAGCAGAACAGCTCGCAGGGCTTTGGAATTATTTAAAGACAATCGCTTTGCTAAGCGAGTGATCAAGAGTAAGAAAGCATATGATAGGAAGCGCGACAGGAAAATGGTTAATGAAACTGACTCTGTCGTTCCAGTAAATGCTATGGGCGCATCATCTTCTTCATCTGGTCCAATTCAAACATATGATCCATTGCTGCAAATAAAAAATCGTAAAATTAAGAAATTTTCTTCTATGTTCAAGCGTAAAATGATGGAACATAGCAATGGCAACTAATAGATCATCTAATTCAAACTGGCATAGAAATTTAGAAAAGCTTTCGGATATTCAGGCAGATATTAGTAAGATTTTAGCTGTGCACGAACAAAGATTAAATCAACACGAAAAAGTTCATGAAACACTCATGAGCGATGTAGAAAAGCGCAGAATAGAAATTAATGACGTAACAGGCGACTTATATAAAGCTATTGATATCAAAACTGATAAAATTATGGATGAAATTAAAGAAAATTATAGCAAAAGTTCAGAACAAACAAGCAAATTACGAGACAGAATGGTTAATTTTGAAAAGTATATTTGGATGGCAATTGGTGCCAGTGTCGGCCTTAGTTGGATATTCTCTTTTATAGTGAATTATCATAATTTAACAAAATAGTAGTTTACAACATGCACAAAGCATGGTATAATCCATATATGGTCAATGAAATAATGGATGATCAATATGGATTGGCTAGAAACAAAATACATTGGATTGCTATCGTCTAAATTAGACGGGTTTAAACGTAAGTCTGGTTCATCTTATAATTTTAGATGTCCAGTATGCGGAGACTCTAAGAAAAGTGCATCTAAAGCTAGAGGCTGGATCTTTGATCGATCTGGCAAATCTAGATTCTATTGTCATAACTGTAATGCGTCAATGTCTTTCATTGGCTTAGTTAAGCATGTCGATACACAACTTTATCAAGAATTAAAGCTTGAAAGACTTAAAGAACATGCTACAAATACTAATAAGTCTAAAGATGTAGAGACTATTCAGCCATATAGACCATTGTTCGAAAAAGATACTGCTTTGCGAGGATTGAAGAGAGTATCGCAATTACATCATGAAGATCCGTATAAAAAATATATAGTTTCTAGACGTATTCCATTTAAGTTTCATTATAAACTATATATTGTTGATGCATTTTTTGCATACATTAATACACTTATTCCAAATAAATTTGATGAAAAGGTTCTCTTAAATGATGAGCCTAGATTGCTAATTCCATTTATTGACAAAAATAATAGAGTTCATGCTTTACAGGGTAGATCATTTAATGAACGTTCTAAATCAAAGTATATAACTATAGTACTAGATGATACTGTACCAAAGATTTATGGTTTAGATACAGTAAATGAAAATGATAATATCTATGTTACTGAAGGCCCAATTGATTCTATGTTTTTAGATAATGGAATCGCGACTGCTGGTGGAGATCTATCATCTGCTGCAAAATGTTTAGATAAAAATAAACTTGTTATTGTTTATGATAATGAGCGCAGGTCTAAACAAACTGTTGCAAAAATTGCAAAGTGTATTAATGATGGATATAAAGTTTGTCTATGGCCTGAATCAGTAGTGTACAAAGACATCAATGATATGGTAAAATCTGGTATGAAACCTGAATATGTGCAGCTTATTATCGAGCAAAACATATATTCAGGACTTGCCGCTGAAATGGAATTGAGTAAATGGAAGCGCGTCGACCTCTCAAAGAACAAGAATTATTCTATGCAAAACTAGAAGGTAAACATAGCGCATTAGATGATGTAGCTAATAAACAATTTAGCTATAATAGTTTTATACAACTTTATAGATATAATAATAAAGTATTAATTGAATATATTAGGAGTTATCATGAATCACGCCATGCTAGTAGCAGTAACACAACCGATAATAAAAGAAGTCAATACAGGAGATGATTTTATTGCATATGTAGCACGTGTTTCTAATCCATCTAATCAATCTAATACTCAGACCGCACCAAAGCTTATTAAGTATCTGCGTAAAAATAATCATTGGTCGCCATTTGAAATGGCGCATGCTGTAATGGAGATTACTACAACACGTGATATTGCACGTCAGATTTTGCGTCATCGTTCATTTTCTTTTCAAGAATTTTCACAGCGTTATGCGGATCCAACAAATGATCTAGGGTTTGTTACACGAGATGCACGTCTACAAGATTTGAAAAATCGACAAAATTCAATTGATATTACTGATGATCCTGAACTTAAGCATGAATGGGTACAACGCCAAGAAGTAGTTATTGAGAGTATTAACCGTCACTACAGTTGGGCTGTAGCTAATGGCATTGCTAAAGAACAAGCGCGTGCATTATTGCCAGAAGGACTAACAGTTTCAAGACTCTATATGTCTGGATCCGTTCGATCATGGATTCATTATTGCCAGTTGCGTATGGGTGTTGAAACTCAGAAAGAGAATCGTGATGTTGCAACTTCAGCATGGTATGAATTGACTAATCACTACACTTCAATAAAAGATTCCCTTCGAGATTAATTGAATAAATATTATTATAATAGATTACTTTGGAAAAAATATAATGACATTGACTGTAGTAAAACGTGATGGACGGCGTGAACCTCTTAATCTAGAAAAATTTCATAAAGTTACTATGTGGGCATGCGAAGGTTTGTCCAATGTATCAGCTTCTGAAATTGAAATGAAGTCTAGTATTCAATTCTATAATGGAATAAAGACTTCCGATATTCAAGAGACTCTTATTAAAGCAGCTGCTGATCTTATTTCAGAGGAAACCCCTGGATATCAGTATGTTGCGGGACGATTGATTAATTATCATCTTCGTAAAGAAGTATATGGTAATTATACACCATGGGAACTAAGTAATCATATTCTAGAAGTAGTATCTCATGATTACTATGATAAAGATATTCTTAAGTACTATACACTTGATGATATGACAGAATTAAATTCATATATTAATCATGAACGTGATTTTAATATTGCATATGCTGGTATGGAACAGTTTCGTGGTAAATATCTAGTTAAAAATAGAGTTACTGGCAAGATCTTTGAGACACCACAGATGTCTATGATGCTTATTGCTATGATTTTATTTAAAGACTATCCAGCTAATACAAGGCTAGGATGGGTAAAGGATTTTTACGATGCAGTATCTACTTTTCAAATTTCTCTCCCAACTCCAATTATGGCTGGACTCCGTACTCCACAGAAGCAATTTAGTTCGTGTGTTCTTATCGAGTCAGATGATTCATTGGATTCAATCACCGCTACAACTTCTGCGATTACTAAGTATGTTTCTCAGAAAGCTGGTATTGGAATCAATGCCGGTAGGATTCGCGCTATTGGGTCTCCTATTAGGAATGGTGATACTTCACATACTGGTGTTATTCCATTCTTCAGGCTATTCCAGTCAGCAGTACGTTCTTGCTCACAAGGCAGCGTACGAAACGGTGCAGCGACTCTTTACTATCCTGCATGGCATCTGGAAGTAGAAGATCTACTAGTATTAAAGAATAATAAAGGCACTGAAGATAATAGAATTAGACATATGGACTATTGTGTCCAGTTTAATAAAGTTATGTATGAACGTCTATTAACTGGTGGTAATATTACTTTATTTTCTCCTAATGATGTTCCAGAACTTTATGATTCATTTTTTATTGATGTAGATAAGTTTCGCGAATTGTATGAGCGCGCTGAAAAAAACACAAAGCTGCGTAAGAAAATAATTCCAGCAATTGAATTATTTTCGAAATTCTTACAAGAGCGTAAAGATACTGGACGTATCTATTTAATGAATGTTGATCATGCAAATGATCATGGTTCATTCGTTAAGCATTTGGCACCAATACATCAAAGCAATCTTTGCTGTGAAATTGATTTACCTACAAAGCCTATTAATAATATTCTTGATACTAATGGAGAGATTTCACTTTGCACACTTGCTGCTATAAACTGGGGAAAAATTCGTGAACCATCTGATTTTGAGCGGCCCTGTACTCTTGTTGTGCGGGCTCTTGATGCTTTGCTGGACTATCAAGAATATCCAGTGGCAGCAGCCTGTATCTCGACTATGGATCGTCGTCCTCTCGGTATTGGGATTATTAATCTCGCTTATTGGCTTGCACGAAATGATCTACGTTACAGCGAAATTGATTCCGTGGGCTTGGCTAAACTCCATGAATATCTCGAAGCATGGTCTTATTATCTTATTAAAGCCTCAGTAGAATTAGCTCAAGAAAAAGGATCATGCGAAAAAACTAGTGAAACAAAATATTCACAGGGTATTTTTCCAATTGACACATATAAAAAAGAAGTAGATGAATTAGTACCACCAGTGTATAAGATGGATTGGGAAAAGTTAAGAAAAACTGCATCTCGTTCTGGAATTAGAAATTCTACACTTATGGCTATTATGCCGGCTGAAACATCTGCACAAGTTTCTAACTCTACTAATGGTATTGAACCACCGCGATCTCTTGTGTCTATTAAACAGAGTAAAGATGGTGTAATGAAGCAGGTCGTACCTGATATTAGACGACTTAAAAATAAGTATGATTTGCTTTGGGATCAAAAGTCTCCAGAGGGTTATCTAAAAATCTGTGCTGTAATTCAGAAGTTTGTTGATCAGGGTATTTCAGTTAATACTTCATATAATCCACTTCATTATGTCGGTGAACAGATTCCAATGTCTGAACTTATGCAGCATATTGTAATGTGCTATAAGTATGGTCTTAAGCAACTTTATTATTTTAATACATTCGATGGTGCTGGAGAAATTGAATTACCTGAGTTAGAAGCAGTATTTTCTGAGGATGATTCTTGTGAGTCATGTGTAATTTAGAAATTTAACCAAGGATAAAAATATGAAAACATATGTTTATAACGAATATATTGATATTGATAACAGTAATATATCTGACGTAAATAGTATAAAAGAAATAACTGAAGATCAAATTATTGAGCAATATTGGGATTATTGGTTTCATAAAATGATTATAGCGTATCATAGCCCAAATGCTAGTAATGCAAAACAGACTATTATGAAAGCTTTAAGAGAACATTGTATTGATGATTGGGTTACTGTAAATTGGGCATCGGAAAAAAATGAGTGTATTTAATATAACTGCAACACGTGATAGAACTAAGTCTAAGTTATTCTTTGATGATACAGTTGCTATTGCTAGATATGATGTGCATAAATATGCATGGCTAGATAAACTTACTGAAAAACAGTATGGATTTTTTTGGCGTCCTCAGGAAGTAGATATTATTAGAGATGCTAAAGATTTTAGATCTCTTTCACGGCATGAACAACATATCTTTACTTCTAATTTAAAAAGACAAATTCTATTAGATTCTGTTCAAGGGCGAGCACCTTCTGCAGCTTTTGGTCCAATTTGTTCTCTTCCAGAACTTGAACTATGGTTAGCAGCTTGGACATTTTCTGAGACTATTCATTCTAAATCATATTCATATATTATTCAAAATGTATATTCAGATCCATCTTCAGTATTCAATAGCATTTTGGATATTAAAGAAATTGTAGATTGCGCTCAAGATATATCACATTATTATGATAATCTTATTGCATTTAATAATACTAAATTTGGAGATGCAAGTTCATATATTGGTAATGAATATGAGCATAAGAAAGCACTTTGGCTAGCTATTATGTCTGTGAATATTCTTGAAGGTATTCGTTTTTATGTATCATTTGCATGTTCATGGGCTTTTGCTGAAGTAAAAAAGATGGAAGGTAATGCAAAGATTATTAAGTTAATCTGTCGTGATGAAAATCTTCATCTTGCAGCAACTCAACAGTTTATAAAAGTACTTCCTCAAGACGATAAAGACTTTGCTAAGATTGCCAAGCAAACTGAAAAACAATGTATTGCAATGTTTAATTCAGCTGTTGAGCAAGAAAAAACATGGGCAAAATACTTATTTAAAGATGGTTCAATTGTGGGTTTAAATGAAAATCTTCTTATCAATTATATTGAATGGATTGCTAATAAGAGAATGACAGCAGTTGGATTGAATACAACTTATAAGGGAGGTTCTAATCCTCTTCCATGGACTTCTAAATGGATATCAGGTTCTGAAGTTCAAGTGGCTCCACAGGAAACACAGATTAGTTCCTATATTGTCGGTGGCGTTATACAAGATATTAATCAAGAAACATTTAAAGGTTTATCACTTTAGATATAAATAGGTCCATGACATGGACATATGGTATTAAAAAATTCACTAGTGATGATATAGAATCCAATTATGGATTTGTCTATATCATTACTAATACAGTTAATGACAAAAAATACATTGGAAAAAAATGGTTTTGGTCTTTACGAAAGAAAAAGATTAAAGGAAAGAAACGTGCTAAACGCATTAAGCTTGAATCTGATTGGAAAGACTATTATGGTTCATCAGCAGATTTAATTGCTGACATAGTAAAATATGGAAAAGATAAGTTTAAGCGCGAAATACTAATACTCTGTAAAACAAAAGGAGATGCGTCTTATCATGAGGCCAGACTTCAATTCGAATATAAGGTATTAGAATCTGATCAGTATTACAACCAGTGGATTATTTGTAAAGTAAGGAAGAATCATATTTCGCGATAAAATTTGCTTTTCCTTTCCACCATCCTTCAGGAACATTTTCATTTGGCCATATATGCGAATTCATAACACCATTAGTAATTCTTATTTTTCCACTGGTAGATGGTGGACCTTTTTTAACTATTCTACCTTTTTGCCAACCCATACGAACAAAAATATCTACTTCATGTTGTTTTAAGAATTTATTCATAAGACCATTGTTATACCATCTAGATCCTGAATGACCATGATCTAGATTGATCTTTTTTCTCATTAATTTAAATGATGCGGGAGTAATATGTTTATACTTCGCACAATAAGTACATCTTATTGCAACATTATTTAAATTATAGTTTTCTTTATCACCATTTTTATGGTATAATGAAAGATATGATGGTAGACTTTTAGTTTGCTCGAATTGCTTAAGCCATATTCCAGCTTTGCATATTTCGCAGCAACAGCCTCTTTCATTGGCAAGCCACCATATTAGTTGTTCAATTGTGTTCATATATATATTTATAGAAATAAAGCGGGATTGGTATAGATAGATGTGCACTAGCCTTCCAAGCTAGAAAGGACCGGAGCGTTACCGGCATCCCGCTCCATTATCATAAGAGTATAAAATGCGTTCTAAAATGAATCTAGATTATGTAAGAGACTTTATTTCTAAGTCATCTCAGACAAGTAAAATATATCTGGGTGCAGACTCAGCAAGATATATTAAAAATGAAGTGTGGCATGCAGATTATACTCTTGCAGCAGTTATTCATTATGATGGTTGTCGCGGTTGCAAAATCTTTGGCGAGATTCAATCTCAGCGCGATTTTGATCAGCGACGCGATCGACCACGTTTCCGTCTTATGAATGAAGTGTATAAAGTTGCTGGTCTATATATTGAACTAGCTGAATCTATTGGTAATCGTCATTTTGAAATTCATCTAGATATTAATTCAGATTCAAAGCAAGGTTCACACTGCGTTATGCAGGAAGCAATTGGCTACATACGTGCTATGTGTAATGTAGTACCTATGGTTAAGCCAAATGCATTTGCTGCTACTTATGCTGCTGATAGATATAAAAGTATAACAAAAATGTCAGCCTAATTATTAAAGGAGTTGCTTAATGCATGTGGAAATTTATACAAGACCTGGTTGCAGTTTCTGCGATAGAGCTAAAGATTTAATGAATACAAAGGGAATAGTTTATAAAGAACATAAATTAAATATAGACTTTACACGTTCTTTTATTAGTGAAAAATTTTCAACTGCAAAGACTTATCCAGTAATAGTAGTTGATGGTTTCTATGTTGGTGGTTTTAACGAATTTGAAATGATTGTAGAACAGCAATCACGAGATACTAAACAATATCTAAGAGAGGCATAAATTATGATTTATAAGCGCGATGAACTACTTAAGGATCTTAAGGAAAATATTATTGAAGTACAGTTTACTAAGGTTAATGGCCAGTCTAGAACAATGCGCTGTACATTAATGCCAAAGTATCTTCCAGCTTCGTATTCTGAAAATATTAATGAACAGGAAACTGAAAAGAAGTTTCACGATGAAAATAAGGAAACTCTTGCAGTCTGGGATCTTCAGAATGGTGGCTGGCGATCTTTTAGAATTGATTTAGTAGATTATGCACAAGTACTAGATAATAGTTTTTAATAAATATATTTGTAACTGTTTATCTATTAAAAATAAGAAAGTTTATATAATGAATAATTATGATTTGCTTGAAAAGAATGAAGTATCAATGAATGCCAGTGGTGGAACGGAGCTAATGCTCCGTTCTGTCTATGATGGGACTATTGATCGAGCTTTACTTGAAAATTTTCAAATTATTCCATCGCGTGTGCGCAATATAAAGAATGATAAGATTAGAATTATGAATGTTCATGATCTTCCAGAAGATCCTGAGTCGCTAAAGTTTAAAGATCCACAATTTAGACTTAATTTTCATAAGTTTATATTTGTATCTAATTGGCAGTATTCGCGTTATCAGTATGTTCTTGGTATGGAATATTCTGATAGAGATATTGTAATTGAAAATGGTATTACTCCAATCAATCCAGACTGGGAATCTAAGCTTGCAGATGATACTATTCGTCTTGTATATTGTTCTACACCGCATCGTGGCTTAGAAATTCTTGTTCCCGTATTTGAAAAGTTGGCAGAGAAATATAAGAATATTCATCTAGATGTATTTTCTAGTTTTAAGATTTATGGATGGGAAGATGCTGATAAGAATTTTCAGCCGCTATATAATCGCATTTCTCAGCATCCACAAATGACTTATCACGGTTTTACTCCTAATGATCAAGTTAAATCGCATCTAGCAAAGTGTCATATTTTGGCATACCCATCTATTTGGCTTGAAACTGGATGTCGTGTATTGATGGAATCTATGTCTGCTGGTCTAGCATGTGTTCATCCTAATTATGGAGCACTACCTGATACAAGTGGTTCATTGACTCATATGTATCATGGTTCAGCTGATAAAACTGTTCATGCTAATATATTTGCAGCAAATTTAGATTATGTAATTGAACAGTATAATACTAATAGGCAACAGCTCTTGAATCGTGCTGAAGCTGTCAGCCATTATGCTAATCAGCGCTTTGATATTGCACTAATTCTTAAGAAATGGGAAAATACTCTATTAGAACTTAACGATAAATACCCACATGATTCTAGACTTCCAGCAAAATACGAAAAGAAATTCATTTATAAAGTGTAAAATAGTAGTGTACATAATCATGAATTATAAATATAATGACTAATATAAACAATCATAGAATCAAATGACAGCTGAGATTATCTCTTTTCCTGTTAAAAATCATATTAAAAATACGCGTATCCCGCCTAATGATGTTGAGTCACAACATGCTGTAGATACTATGAAAAGTCAGCATATACAAGAAACACTTCTTGCTATTTCGCCAATGTTGTTCGAAAGATTACACGCTGCTGGGTTTGACTTTTCAGATTTTAAGAATGAAAATGAACTTAAATATGGATCATTTCTTATTGAATCTATGCATGCACTTCTTTCTAAGTATTATGATCTTTATCATCCATTTCAAACAGTAGCGGAACAAATATTTGTAAGAACTGACGACGAAGACTTTACTATAGCAGATGAAATTCATCTAAAATTTATTGATACAAAAACAGAGTAAAAGAGAAATACATTATGATTATTTTGGACCTTAATCAGGTCATGATTTCTAATTTGATGGTACAGATTGGTAATCACACCAATGCCGCTGTTGAAGAAAATATGTTTCGGCATATGATTCTTAATACTATTCGTTCTTTGAATATAAAGTTCCGGGATGAATATGGCGAATTTGTAATTACAGCTGATGGTGGTAACTGTTGGCGTAAAAAGAGTTTCCCTTACTATAAGGCCAATCGTAAAAAGGGACAAGAAACATCTGAAATTAATTGGCCTAGTATTTTTGAGTGTATGAATAAGATTCGTACAGAACTAAAAGAATATTTCCCATATCGTGTTATTCATCTAAATGAATGTGAAGCTGATGATGCAATTGCATGTCTAGTAAATACTTTTCATAAGACTGATAATATTCTAATTGTATCAGGTGATAAAGACTTCAATCAATTACATTATGATAGTGTTAAGCAGTATGATCCTACACGTAAAAAGTTTATTAGTTGCGTAGCTCCAGATGAATATCTGGAAGAGCATATTTTGCGTGGCGACAGGGGTGATGGAATTCCAAATATTCTATCCGATGCTGATACATTTGTAATTGGCAAGCGGCAGAAAACACTTACTCAAAGAAAGATAGATGAACTCAAGAATCTTGGGTTGGCTGGCAAGTTCGATCATCCATTGTATCGTAATTATGTTAGAAATAGCACTCTTATTGATTTGTCTAGAACACCTGATGAGCTAAAGCAAAATATTATTAATTCATATGAAGAACAGTCTAATAAGAATGGATCTAAACTTATGAATTATTTTATGACTAATAGATTGAAGAATTTAATGGAACATATGGGAGATTTTGTATGAAATTAGGTGTCGCGGAGATTCTTGAACAGATCTCTAAGATTCCCAAGAAAGTAGATAAACTCGCTGAACTACAAAAGCATGCTGGTAATTCTACTCTTTTAACAATTCTGCAAGGAGCATTTGATCCACGTATTGAATGGCTCTTACCAGAAGGTGTACCGCCTTACAATAAGAATAATTTACATGATCTTGAAAATGTATTATATGCAGAAGCACGTAAATTATATCTGTTTGTTAAAGGTGGTAATGATAGTCTTAAACCACTTAGACGCGAGGCGTTGTTTATACAACTTCTCGAGTCATTAGCGCCCGCGGATGCTGATCTTCTATGTGCCATTAAGGACAAGAAGATGCCATACAAGGGAATTACTCAACAACTAGTGAAAGAAGCATTTCCAGGTTTATTGCCAAATGAGCAAAAGTAGAAATAAGTACGAAGACGATTATAATGACGGCGCATCTTATAATCCATATTCTCGTCGATCAGAATATCTTGAAAAGAAGCGCAAAAAGCGCATGCAAAAAGCATTGAGAATTAAAGATATTGATAGTCTTTTGCAGCAAAATGACGACTATGAAGATAATGAATAATAGGATAAATATAGAAAGAAATAATTATTAATGCCAATCTATAGTTTTAGAAATAAAGAAACAGGGGAGGAGACAGAAGAAATTATGTCGATGTCTTCTCTTAATAAATTCATTAAAGACAATTCTCATCTTGAATTTATTGTTGGCGCACCAGCAATTGGCGATTCCATTAGATTAGGCCTAAGAAAGCCTGATGCTGCTTTTAGAGATCGTCTTAAAGAAATTAAGAAGCAACATTCTAAGGGATTTAGCAAATCAACTGTAAACACTTTTTAACCAGTAGAGTAAAATGCAGCAAAGAAGATTAACTAGAAAAGAAAAAAGAAAACTTCAGAATGCTGGTGTGAATGATAAAAATAAAGATGGATTATCTAAGAATACTCTTCAAATAAAAAATATAACACCTTTAACAAATAATCAAAAATTAGTATTTGATTATTTTTCAGACAATGAAAATATATTGTTGCATGGCGTAGCTGGTACTGGTAAAAGCTTTTTATCTTTATATTTATCTATTAAACAAATTATTGATGGTAAATCGCCTTATGAAAAAGTCATCATTGTTCGGAGCGTTGTTCCAACGAGAGACATGGGATTTCTTCCTGGAAGCAATAAAGACAAATCAAAAGTTTATGAAGCTCCATATACAGCTATATGTACAGAGCTTTTTGGCAAAAGTGATGCTTATACGATGTTATGCAACAAAGGCCACTTGGAGTTCATATCTACTTCTTTCGTACGTGGCACTACTTTTAATGATTCTATCATTATTGCCGATGAGATTCAGAATATGGACTTGGGCGAACTCGATTCTGTAATTACTAGAATTGGAAAAAATTGTAAAATATTAATGTGTGGTGATTTTAGACAATCTGATTTTCGTCGTGAAAACGAAAAAAGTGGTATTATAAAATTTATGTCTATTATTAAACAGATGAAGTCGTTTAAATTTGTAGATTTTAATAGCGATGATATTGTCAGATCAAGTCTTGTGCGCGATTATATTATTACTAAGGATAGATTGGGAATAAGTGTTTAAGTATGAATTACTAGAAAAGCAAGAATTAAAATCTGTAACTACTGATACAGGAAGATTTTATACAACACCTAATGGTAAAAAATATCCATCTGTTACTACTGTTATTGGTTCATACTCAGATAAAACATGGCTCTGGGAATGGCAAAAACGAGTAGGTAAAGAAAAAGCTCAAGAAATTACAAATAGAGCAGCTGTCAGAGGTACTGCTGTTCATAAGATGTTTGAAAAATATCTTATGAATGATATTGATATTGATAAAATCATGCCATTCAATAAGATGCTTTTTAATGAAATGAAACCTATTGTTGACAAGAGACTAGATGTAGTATATGGAGTAGAACACCCACTATATTCTCATCGTCTTCGTACAGCAGGTAGGTCTGATGTAATAGCTAGATTTGATGGAATTCCATCTATTGTAGATTTTAAGACAGCGTCACAACCAAAAGACATTAATAATATACGCGGTTATTTTCAGCAAGCTACATGTTATGCTCTTATGACTGGTGAGCTGCATAAAATAAACATACCACAAATTGTAGTACTAATCTGCACTCAGCATGATGGTCCTCAGGTGTTTGTACAAAATACCATGGATTACGTACAAGAAGTTGTTTTTATGTTCAAAAATCATAAGTTTCAATAGTTATCAAATAAAAATAATAAAATTACATCATTTAGTTGTGTACATTTAGATCTATATGATATAGAATGACTATATTGGATGGGAATTCCATCCTATACAGTGAAACAGTGAATAGGATATTTGTTATGAGTCACGAAATTGAAATGGTTAATGGTAAGGCTTCGATGGCATATGTTGGTCAGAAGCCCTGGCATGGTTTGGGTAAGGAAGTTCTTCCTGATCTGACTCCTGAGCAGATGCTTAAGGCTGCTAATCTTGACTGGACAGTGGAAAAGATTCCGGCTTATGCTAATATCAATGGCAAGAATGTAGCTATTGGTAAGTCTGCTCTTGTACGAAATACTGATCATCGCATGATCGATGTTGTTTCTGAAGATTGGAATCCTGTGCAGAATCAGGAAGCCTTTGAATTCTTTAATGAATACATTATGGCTGGTGATATGCAGATGGAAACTGCTGGTTCACTTCGTAATGGCCAGATTGTCTGGGGTCTTGCCAAGGTAAAGGAATCTTTCGAACTCTTTAAGGGTGATCGAATCGATTCTTATATGCTCTTTAGTAATTTCCATAAGTATGGATTTTCTACTGATGTGCGTTTTACTCCAATTCGTGTTGTGTGTAATAATACTCTTACTCTTTCGCTTAACTCTGCTGTAGAGCGAATGATTAAGATTTCGCATCGTACTCAGTTTAATGCTGGTGACGTCAAGACCATGCTTGGTATTGCTACCGGTAAACTGGCTAAGTACAAGGATATGGCTCAGTTTCTTGGCTCTAAGCAGGCTACCGCTGAAAATGCCATGGACTATTTTAGGTATGTCTTCCCCACGGCAGCTAATGCTACTGGTGATCTGAAGCTCTCTCGTAATGCAAATACTGCTCTTAGCATTGTCGAGACTCAGCCTGGTGCTGAGTTTGCAAAGGGCAGCTTCTGGCAGTTGTTTAATACTGTAACATATATGACTGATCATCTTCTTGGTAAGAGTGTAGATAATCGTCTTACCAACTCTTGGTATGGATACAATCGAAATCTTAAAACCAAGGCAATGGAAAAGGCTCTTGAAATGGCCGGTTAGTTAAAAAGGGGGAGAATTCTCCCCCTTTTTTTATTGTACATTGGTCTAGATATATGGTATAATTATCATATGATGGAGATTATTAATGGCTGCTACTAAACGAATCCAAGACCGTCGTTTCAAGCGACCAAAGAAAAATCGCATTTCTAGTACTGAAGAGTTTATTATTAACTCTAAGTATATTGGTGAAGAGCCAGTTCACGATGGTCATGTTCTTACTGACACTGAACTTGGCAAGATTTATTCTTGGTATAGTTATATGTGTAGTGCAGCCGATGCACGCGACTATATTGTAGATTATATGAATAAACTTGGCAAAAAGCAGATTGCCCGCCAATGCGCAGCAATTCCTGATGGTCGTGTTCCCACGACTGCTGGCTGGATTTGTCGAACCATTTTGCGTGGTGGCTTAGTAACTGAACGTTCGAAACTGTTTCTTATCGATCGTATTACGAAAGCTATTGCTATTAAAGAAGATGATCCTCTTAAGACTACTAAGAAAGAAAAACAAAAAGTTGAAAAGATTCCAGTAGATATTCAGGCAAATATCCGTGAACGTGCCAGGGATATTATTGGTGGAATTGAAACCCTTATCGATAAGGGTGATACTTTCTCTACATATGAATATCTTCAAAAGAATATGATTCCTCCGACATATTCTACTTTTATCTGTGATTTTTATATCAAAATGGTTGTAGAACTCGAAGAAGTTCTGGAAGGAACCGATCTGCAACTCAAAGAAGCGTATTCACGGTATACCAAGCAACGTGTTAAAAAGATGCTAGAAATGTATAAGTCTATTATACATGACGCTACTATCTTTGGCGAAAATGCTAAGAAAGTTCGTAAGGCTAATCGTAAGCCGAAGACTATTTCTACTGAAAAACTTCTTCGTAACTTTAAGTATAAGAAGAATGATCAGGAATATAAGCTAGTATCTATTGATCCGCAGCAAATATTTGCTTCGCAAGAATTGTGGACTTTCAATACTAAAACACGTATCTTGACTGTATATAGAGCTCAAGATCAAAGTGGTCTTGGTGTGAAGACTGTTAATATTACTGGATTTGCTGATACTACTTCATTCAGTAAAAAACTGCGTAAGCCGGAACAAGTACTTTCTAAGATTTTGTCTAGTGGTAAAGTAACTCTAAAGAATATTATGAATGAAATTACTAGTAAGAATATTGTGTGTAAGCCGCGAATTAGTTCTGATACTATTCTTCTTAAAGTAGTAAAACTGTAGTGTACTTATACTAATAATTGGTGTAATATTAATTATGACTTTACATTATCAATTCCCCAAAAATATAACGCTTGAAGAAGTTCAAGCAATTGTTAATGACAATCCCAATTTTTATATTGGTGAGCGTGATGGTTATATTGTTGCCAATTATCTAATTGCAGGAAAAGACACCCATCCGCCAGTGGTTGATCGACGTACTGCAGTAATGCGTGAATTACGCGGGCTTATCTTTGATACTGATGGTAAAATTCTATCACGACGTCTTCATAAGTTTTTCAATTTCGGTGAACGTGAAGACGTGTCCATGATTGATTTGTCTAAGCATCATGTAATTCTTGAAAAGCTAGATGGTTCTATGATAACTCCATTGATGATTAATAGCCAATTGAATTGGGCTACTAAGATGGGTATTACTGATGTTAGCGCGCAGGCAGCAGAATTTGTATCTAAATCTACTATTCCTTATGAACGATTTGTGTTGAATGTAATTGAGCAAGACTGTACTCCTATTTTTGAGTGGTGCTCACGATCGCAACAGATTGTTATTGACTATCCTGAAGATCGCCTTGTTCTTATTGCTGTGCGTGATAATGAAACTGGAGAGTATGTTTCATTTGATCGGCTATGTCATGATTTGCAAATTCCCATGGTCCAGACCATGGAACCTATTTCTAATCTAGATACATTTATACAGGAACTGCGTAAGAGAGAAGATATTGAGGGAGTAGTTATTAGATTTGATTATGGACATATGGTAAAGCTAAAAACTGATATGTATGTGTCACTTCATCGTGCTAAGTCTCTTTTGGAAAATGAAAGAGATGTAATTGCTCTTATTCTTGATAATAAAGTAGATGATCTTTATTCGCTGTTGCCTGATGTTGATAAGGTACGACTTAAAAAGTTTGCAACTTATATTATACATGATATTACTGTATTTTGTGATGAAGTTAATTATATTTTGGAAGAGCTTCATAAAAAAACAGTAACTCGTAAAGATTTTGCTCTCAACTTTAAGCATATTGATGACACTATGAGAACTTTTGTATTTGCCAATTGGGATAGTCAATGTACTATTGAATCAGTAATTACTTATGTAATGTCACATCTTGGATCTAATCGATCATTTCAAAAATGTAATACTATCATTAAACATGCTTGGTAATAATAATGTCTAAGAATATTCATTCATTTATTGTATTGGTAGGCTTGCCGGGTGTTGGCAAGTCTACCTACATCAATAACAATAAGAATCCAGGTACAATAGTTCTTTCTACAGATGCTATTGTAGAAAAAATGTGTGCCTTGCAGGGAATTACTTATACCCAGGGATTTAAACTTTTCATTGATGAAGCAACTAAACGTTTTAATAAGCAGTTGGCTATTGCTCTTAAAAACAAGAATGATATTATTATTGATAGAACTAATCTTACATGTGCATCACGTAAACGCTTAATGTCTCAGGTGCCTAAGCATTATTCTAAGTATGCATATTATTTTCCTACACCAGAAGAAAATGAATGGAAACGGAGATTAAATAATCGACCAAGCAAGTATATTCCACAGAATGTGCTTGATGAAATGGCACTAAGTTTTCAATTTCCAAAAAAAGAAGAAGGTTTTGATGCCATCTTCACAATAGCATAGGATAATATATCATGACATTTACACCATCTAAAAACTGCAATCGTGAAGATTGCAGTATTGTACAAAGTCCTGGATCTACAACACTAATGTATTATCCACCAATCTTTGATAAGTATGGGAAAAATACAAATCCTGATGGTAATATTACCACATATCATATGCATTGTACTGTATGCAATATGCGGTGGATTGATAGTTATCAATTTGGTAAAAGAATTGAATCATGATTAATATCACAGAATTTATTTCTGATATTGAAACTATTCATCAATCTCTCAATCTTAGTTACATGGAATCAGTTGTATATTGGTGTGAAGCAAAAGGACTAGAAGTTGAAACTGTATCTTCTATAGTCAAGAATAATCGTGTTCTTAAGTCTAGAATTAGACAAGAAGCAGAAGATCTTAATTTTATAAAGAAGAAAGGCGCTAAACTGCCAATCTAAAAGTAGTATATATACTTATGAATACTACTCGGAGATTCTATGCAGCTTACTATCAAGGGCAGAACCACCAAGAAAGTAAATAAAAAACTAATAAAGTTTGCAGCTAGATGGTATGGTCGCCATCTTTTTGGTAGTAAAATATATAGAAAAATGAAATTGACCATACATATTGCGTCTTTGTCCATGGATCTTTTTGGCGAGTGCACATATAAAAATCCAAAACAATGTAAATATAAGTATGATATCTTTATCAATAAAAAATTGAGTCAAAAACCACTACTTATTACTCTTGCGCATGAAATGGTACATGCGCATCAATACGCATCATACCAATATGTGCATTATAATAGAAAAACCATGCATCATTTAGTGAAATTCAATGGCAAAAAATATGATATAAATGAAGTAGATTATTGGGATCAACCATGGGAAATAGATGCTGCCGGCCGAGAAAATGGTCTTTATATTAGATTTATAAATGATATGATAGAGAAAGGTAAGATATGAATACTTCACTTCAAGATCTTGAAACTCATCTTACAAAGATAGATAATAAATCTATTAGTGTTATTAATAACAATTTATTTCTTGATAAAACATATAATCTTTATATATCAAAATTGACCCTATCTGAGGAACTTTTTCAAAAAGAACTTAAGCAGTATTTTAAAGATATTTTAGATAAGTAATGATGAGTCCTTTTCAAGCATATAAGACATACTCTGCTCTTAAATTACATTTTACTTCTAACTATAATTATTTTCAATATAATGGTCAGACTAAACTTAAGCCTGAATCATTTGAAAAACGTAACGATAAGATCTTCTTTGCTAAAATTGCAAAGCATATTGACCCCGTTAATTTTTTAATGATTAATCTTTTAGATAATCCAAAGGCATGGATTAGAACATTAGCATACGATAAACAAGCAGAGGTGAAGTATACAGATTGGCTAAAACGTAAACAATCTATGACATATATGTTTAAGCAAGATTTACAAAAATTAAATCCTGATTTTAATTCAAACTTGGTTGTTGAAGATAATACACACCCAAAAATAGTAGTACAATATTTGTCAAATGAAATTATGTTTGAAACATTATGTATTATATGTGCAATTACAGGCTGCATCAAATATTGGAATAAGAAAATGATGGAGGATCCAGTATGGGATGAATTATCACGTAAGAGTATTAAATACATGCCTTTCATGGATATTGATACTGTAAAGTATAAAAAAATAATTCTTGACACGTTCAAGATGCAAGATTGACATATAAATAATTGAGGACACGCTGTCCTAAGAAAATATGTTCAATACAACAATACACATTAATACGGA